TTTGCACCTGCTACTACGTTAGCAGTTGCGGCATTAGATACTTCACCTGAAACATTAGCACCAGCAACTGCGTTTGCAACTGCGGCAAATGCAACTTCACCAGAAACGTTTGCGCCTGCAACACTATTGGCTGTGTCTGCAAATGCTACTTCTCCGCTTACGTTTGCTCCGTCAACTGAGAATGCATATACAGCATTAGCAACATTCCCGCTAACATTAGCGCCTGATACGGCATTAGCGGTTCCAGCAAATGATACTTGACCTGAAACATTAGCGCCTGCTACTGAGTTTGCTGTGGCTGCAAATGCAACTTCACCTGACACATTTGCTCCAGCAACTGAGTTAGCAACTGCGGCAAATGCAACTTCACCTGAGACATTTGAACCTGCTATGTTGTTTGCTGTGTCTGCGAATGCTACTTCACCAGAAACATTTCCACCTGCTACTGCATTTGCTGTTGCGGCATAACTTACTTCACCTGATACGTTAGAACCTGCAACTGAATTTGCGGTTGCCGCAAATGAAACTTCTCCAGTAACATCGCCGCCCGGTACATTTGTTAAGTTTGCGCCGTCGCCTGTAACATATGTAAAAATACCACCAGTAGCACCTATGTTATTTACGTTTGCGTTTCCTGATACATTAAGAATTGATAATGTACCTAATGATGTAATGTTGGGTTGTGAGGCTGTGTATACGGTTCCTGCTACTAATGCGTTCCCTACTTGCCCGGATACGTTAGAACCTGCGACTGCATTTGCTGTAGTTGCAAATGCGACTTCTCCAGTAACGTTACCACCTGCTACAGAGTTTGCAACAGCCGCAAACCCGACCTGTCCGGTGACATTAGCACCGGTTAATGATGAAATGTTGCTTCCATCACCTTTTAAATATTGTCCTTGTACTACACCAGCATTTGCATATAGATTACCTGTTGTAGTTGTTGCTGTTACTGCTAAACTAGTAAGAGTACCAACACTTGTAATATTAGGCTGAGCCGCTGTTGTTAAAGTACCGCTTAAGTTAGCACCTTGTATTGTGCCTGAGTTAGCATATACACTTGCTAATATTGCTGTGCCACCTGAAATTTGTCCTGAGCCAACTGATAAATTACCACCTGTTATGTTGCCTGTAGCAGTCAAAGATGTAACAGTCAATGGAACTAACATCGTAGCACTTGATGTTACATTTAAGTTAGCAGTTGTTAAGTTATTAGTTGCTGTAATATTATTTGCGGCTAAATCACCGCTTATTGTGACATTGCCGATGTTTGCAAGGTCTGTTGGCAAATCTACATAAAGAGTTTGTGTAGAATCAGTGATTGTTGCGGAGCCACCTGCAACGCCGTTGCCGGCTACATCTCTAGTAACTTGTAGAGTTGATGAACTTACTTGGACACAAGAAATGTTTGCGCCAAGCACAACGTTACCCACGGGTGAACCGTTAACTAAGTATATTCCTGGACCTGCAGTTCTGTTAACACTAACAACTGCTTGATCTCCCAAACCTGCAAATACTTCGGTGAAATTTAACTGTACTTTTTCAAACGCCGAACGAATAGGATCTGCATCAGGATCGTCAGGAAATGCTCCAAAATCAATATTTCTCTGTGCCATATGAATTAATTCCTAATATTAGTATTTATCGTTTTAATATGATACGCAGGCCTTGCAAAAAAATGCCCGGGCTAAGCCGGGCACACATCCTGCACGAATGTTATCTTTATTTTGATAGACTATCTAATCTATTTAAAATTGTTGCAAAACCACTAGATGAAACTACAGTGCCTTCTTTTACTAAATCAGCACCATTGTAACCCATACGATCTTCTTGACCTGCAATTACTGGAGTAGTTGTTTGACCAGTTGATTTTTGCTTGTTAAGACCACCAGAAATAACTTTAGTCATAAAATCGATGTCTTGTTCAAATGATGTTTCAGTGCCTTTTTTGCCTGCATCGTTTGCCCACTCATCAAGTTTTTCTTCGATATCATCTAAATCGTTAATATCAACATCTTCATCATCCTCTTCCTCGTCATCTTCACCACGACCATAGTCACGTGTCTGAGGATGTTTGTTTGGATCCATGTCTCCTGCACCTTCTTCAATGTCAACACTTTCTGCTGTTAAAAGATTAGGATCATCTTTTTGTGATAGAGGCTGTTCAGGTTCTTCACTTGATTCGTCTCCAACTTCAGAAAGTAAAGCCATCATTTCTTTTAAATGATCGTCTTCGTCTCTTTTTCCCCATTTACCGTAAGAATCGTCCCTGCGATCTTTTTCAGATTGCTCTTTGTCGGACTCTTTACCATCACGCATACCCAATGACTCATCTTCTTTGTCATCGTAGCCTTGATCTTTTTCTTTAACAAGTTGCTGTGTATCAGATTGTTGAGTAGCAAGTGCCATATTAGCATCTGCATTACCCTTTTCATCATTCATAGAGTTTGCGGAACCGTTGTCAGGTGGATTTTGTGCACCTTCGTCAGTTTTTTCGCAGCCGCATCCTTCCATTGTCATACCACACTCACCACACATTTCTTCATCGTGGTCGTGTTCGTCTTCTGGACCTTCGTCTTTAAAGTCTGCTTCGACTTCTTCACCACCGTCCATCATGCCTAACATTCTTAACATGTCATCATGTGAATCTTTTGGTTCATCTAATGCATCAGGCGCGCCATAGAATGAAACTACACCTGCGTCATCTGCTGGTGCATCCATATCTAAACCATCGTCATCTCCATAGATACCTAAACCTACGTCTTTGACGAATTTAATTAATTTACCAGCATCATCGTCAGTAGCATTTACTGATACTGAATCTTTGCCGTGTTCGTTTCCTGTAGATACAGAAATGTTAATACCTTCATCAACGGCTACTGCTTCTTTACCTTCATTGATTAAAGAGTTAAGTTGATTTTCAAAATTTTCAAAAGTCCACTCGTTTTCTTCTAATGAAGATGTGTCTTTGAATTTCTTACCATCTAGTTCAAACTCTCCACCTTTAGGAGTAGCGGCTAATTTAGCGGTGAAAGCATTGCCTTCTTCCATATCGTCTTCATCAATGCCCTTACGTGCAACTGTTTCTGCACCCCAGTTATACTTGTCGAATTCACCGTCGTCATCGGCGCCAACGTTACCGTCTGGAGAAGATTCTGCTTCGCCCATAGCACCATAAGATGCCATAGTGTCAACAACTTCTGCTTCAGGTTCTTCTCTTACTTGACCAACGATTGGTTCCTGAGCAACACCCATGCACTCGTCAAGACCTTCTTTGTAGCCTTCATGGTATGCACGTGCTTCGTCTGTACCTACTTCGTGTGGACACGCATAAGAACCTTTGCATAAACCATGAGCATGACCCATATGTTTTGCGGCCTTAATAATGTGTGCGGCACCTTCGTTTAATGTTTTTTTGCATTTCTTAATCATATCTTTTAGTTCTTTTTTATCACATTTAGGGTGTAATTTACAAATCTCTTTTTCTGACATTTTATCTTTACACATTTTTTTGATGCGAGACATTGCTGGAAGTTTTGATTGCTTCCATTCATCGTATTCGATTTCTTTTGTGACTTTCTTGCCTGCTTTTTCTGCTTTATCGTCACGTTTTGCATCCTTGCCTTCAAATGTAAGAGGAGATGCTTGACCTCTATCAGTAGGTGGCATTTCACCTTCTTTCATTTTACCTAGTGTTTTAGCAAGGTTTGCTTGTTTTTCTGTTTTGCTAGGGAAGTCATCTTTATGTGACAACACATAACTAGCGAATTCTTTAGTAGACATACCATGTCTTTTTGCTTTTGCAGAGAATGCACCTGGGTCTTTGATAGCGCCTTTGATCCAATCTTCTGCTTCTTGTAATTCTGCATCACCGATAGTAAGTTCACCTTTATCAATTGCTTGCTTTAATTGATTAGCAACTGCTGGGTTGTGTGCAGTACCAATTGCTTTGTCGCCTGATTTAATAGTTTGAGCACCAGACTTAACGGGCTCCATAGTAACTTCAGATTCCATCAATTGATTGAAAATATCTGATAACTGACGTACTGGCTTAGGTGCTTCAGTAGCAACTTCAGGTTGTGCAGACTCAGTTAGGAGTGTACGAGGTTCTTCAGTTTCACGTGGTAAGACAGCAGATTCTTTCATGCCGTCAAATTTCGTTAATATATCTTTAAAATCCATAATTCTATCCTTTATAGTCCTGCACCAGTCGCCGGCTTAGGAGGCCTTGTAATATTTGTCATTGGACTCTTATTACCTTTGATAGCATCGTCAGTCCAAGGCTTCCAAGGGTCAAAAGAGTCTTTGTTGTTCTTTTGATCATCTGGTATACCAACTTTACCAACATTCTTTTCTTCTGCATGTTTGTGGATGCTGTCTAAGTACTTATCACCGTACTCTTGGCTTGCTTCCTTTCCGTTGTCTTCCATTTCTTCATGGTCTAGAACAGGTGTATGAGACATTTGATTTTCATATTGATGCAATTCACCATCAATGCTTTCATCAAACGCAGTATTAACTAGTCTAACATAATTAACATTGTGACCTAATAATTGTGCTATTTGTTGCACCATTGGTTCGTTACAAGGATATGCGAATTTACATTTAAAAATATGAACGGGTTCGTTTTGTAAGTTGGGAAATCCATATGGACTTTTTTGAACAGGGGTAGTTGTTGGCCCCTTAATTTCAACAGGCTCAAATTTATTCAGGTTATACTTGAATAACTCTAAGAATTTACTATCAACATCACCGGCTACTTTAACTGTATAGTCATAAGTATGGATGCTTTCAGCAATGTATGTTTTCAAACTTTTCATATATGAATCCCTTATAATATATTTATCATTCTTCTGTATTTTTCTCAGATAAGATTCGCAGTAATTCATTACGATCCAATGCTTTACCACTCTCCCCCAGAGGAATGTTTTCGATTTTTTCTTGCTCTTTCGCAATCCGTTGATCTAACTGTGCTTTTTTCAATTGCAGTTCAATCATTTTCAATTTTTTATTAACTTTAGCAGTTTTAGCCGTGATTGCATGATTTAACATCGTACTAGCAACACTAAAGATATCTCCACTGAAACGAGAATCTACTTGCATACCCAAGTCCATAAGGTCTTGAAAACTTGTTTCTGCTTTTGATGCTAAACCATCTAATTCTAAATCAGATGCTTCTAAGCCTCTTACAGAAGGTAATGCATTTTCAATTTTTTCTAAGTTAGATAATGCATCTCCTGTAACTTCTGCCGCGACTCCGGGTATAGGCTCATGCAACTCATTTTCTTCTTGTGATGCAATATCAAATAATTCTTCAAGTTTCTTTGTCATATATCTATTTAGTTACTTTCCTCTTCCATTGTAGAAAAGGTCATCTTCTGTAACTACTCTAAAAGTTAATCCTTGTGCTTTGCAATATGCCTGAGCAGACTGCCACTTAGCATGATTAATAGCAACCGTTGCCGCAGTCCTAGCATTAACAACTTTGCTTTCTATAATACTTTCTTTTTTTGGTTTTATTTCTATGATCTCTGCCTTTACTCTACCAAACTTATCTTGGTATTGTAAAAAGAAATCAGGAACATAATTTCTTCTTTTACCGGTAAGAGGATGTCGATAAGGAATAACTAATGCTTCACTAGCCCACTTTAAAACTTTGTCGTTGTTATCGCAAAACATCATAAAGGTAAGTTCCCAGCCTGAACGATATTTAGGCTTATGTTTACCGATATACTTGTCTGGGTTTTTAGGAGTGAATATGCCTTGTGCGTATTTTTTTCTCGCCATGATTAGGCCTATAAGATAACATTTCTTTGAACTGATTGATTAGGAGCAGGTGCGGTGGACACTCCATATAGTGCAGTTTTAGTTCTTAATAGATTTAAATAAAAGGCCATTTCTGCATTCAGTTGCAGTTTAGTAGAATTTCTACCTCTCATATAATCTACAAATACCATAATATCAGTATCAGTTTCTTGTGCAAGTCTAAACAATACTGTAGCAAATTGTGCCGCTGTCTTTTTAGCAGATTCAGATTGTCTGCTTTCTGTTGCGGCTGCGCCTAAGAACATAGAATAAACTACGTCCCATTTATCTGCTGGTACGTTTAATTCAACATTATAAAAATTGTCAAATATTTGTACTGTTTGATCTGCTTTTTGAATTTCTAATGCCATTAGTTTTGTGTTCCTGCGGGCGGTTCGTCACCACCAAATTCAGAGGCGCTTGTAATTCCTACCATTGTTGGTGATGAGTTTGCTGTAGGTGTTCCTGTTCCACCCCCGCCAAAAGGATCTTCTCCTGCAAAAATTTTTACAAGTGCGTCTTCAAGTAATTCTTGTAATTGTTTCTTTGCACTATTTACAATACTCTGTTCATTGTTTAAGATTTCTTTAACCTGTCCTATTTTGTTTATAAGATCAAGAAGATTATTAGTCTCACCGCCGAGAATTTCAGGTATCTTATTGAATGCAAGGTCTAATGGATTTAGCGACCCTTCTAATAATGGACTGTCTTCTATGTCATAGTTTGCATCATTACCAAACCCTTCAACGATATCATCTAATCCTACTTCTGGATCCATTGTACCGGTATTATAAGTTACAGTTTCGTATTCTAAGGTCATAGTATTTTGCATAGTACCGCCACCTTCACTGTATGCATAAGTGTCGTGGTCAAATTTAGTAATGATAGGATTGATCAATGTATATGCAATGTAATTTTGTGCCCAAAAACCAAAGATATTAATATTTTTAAAGAAAGGTACTTTAGATCCTCTGTTAGGATAAAGATCATTAGTTTCTAAATTATTAGAGCCTCCCCTATAACCATATTCCATATCACCGGTAACAGAAGGATCATAAATGTTTCTTCTATTAAATTCTTTAAACGCAGGTTGAGATTGAAAAGGTGCTACAGTAGGATTCCATGAATCAGCATAATAATATCTATAATATGCGTCCCAAAGTGCAGTCATTTGACTCATATTATCATCATGGAATGTAATAGTAATAGGATCGTATTTTATTTTTGTCTGTACAACTCTTTTCCTATTATACTGATTTAACTCTGTTGTGTCTATTTTAAATTTAGGTAATTGTACGTCTTTTACTAAAAGACCGTAATTTTTACCTGTTGGTGGTTGCCACGCTTCACCGTTAATGATGAAGTTAGTGTGGAACATAAATTTGACTTTGGGAGCATTAGCAAAACCACCGGGAGTAAAAACTTCTTCCGCATGTTGCCAATCACGCAAATATCTGCGTCCTTGAGCATCGTTCCAAAATCGATTTAATATTCCATCTATATCTATTGGCATAAGGATTCTCTTGTTATATTGTATTTATCACCAATAAAAAAGCCAGGAAAAACCTGGCTTTATTAAGTTTAAGTCTTTTACTCGTACTACTATTAGGTAGCAGTAGCAGTTTGTCCTGGGAAGGATTGTAGACCTGGCTGACCAATACCTGCTCCTGGTACACCACTTAAGTCACCAGAACCATTAGTCTGAATAGCATTATCATAACGTACAGTTAATGCTACAGTTACAGCATCAGATGTTCCATAGTTTAGAGTCTGATAGTTAGCCTGTTGTAAGAAACAACCTGATAAAGACCAGTTTTCTAATACAGTAGGAGTATTGATGCCATTTCCACCGTCTAAGATTTGAATCTCCATATCGAACTTGTAATCTCCACCAGCAGCCGCTGAAGATTGCTCATAAAAGTCTAATTGACGTTGTAATTGAGCACCAACTGCTTTTGAAATATTACCTGAAGCGTCATCTCTAAGATTGACGGCAAGTGTTTGCCAAGTATGCTTACCAGCAAGATAGACACGTGAGTTATACACGTTAAGTGTAATCTCATCGAACTGTACTTGAGGTCTTGCACAATCTACAACCTGTCTGGTACAAACGAGTGAAGAATCATCGTCAAAACCAAAATTAATAAAATTCACTCGGAATCTATATTGAAGTTTTGGCATCAACAAGTTTTGGTTAGCACCTCCTTCGGGTACGACTGAAAGTTTTGCTAATGTATCTGAGGCTGTTGCCATTGTTAATCTCCTGTTATATACTTTATTTATCTAAAATTTCAGAAAGTGGCCGAAGCCACTTTCGTCAATTTAATTTTATTGCTGTCCTGATAACTCACCAGTGTTAAAAATTCTAACAGGAATGTAAATAAATTCGACTGCTTTGACAGGCTCTACAGCGATGTCAACCCAAAGTTCGTTTCTATCGATTCTTGCTGGAGTGTTATTAGATTCATCACACACTACTGAGTAGTCGTATAGACCGCGTTTTGCAACTAGATCCTGGAACAAACCTTCAATTACTGATCTAATTGACTTTCTTGTTTGTGGATCATTTGGTTCAAACACAAATGGTCTTGCGGCTAGAGTAAGTTGTCTGCGAATGTATGCCACTAAACGTGCTACGTTGATTCTATCTAATGCAGATGAAGAATCAAATGATGTTTTGTTACCGTAGTTCAATAAACCGTTACCAGTAAAGAACACTAGTGGGTTAATGAAGTTAGAGTAAAGAACATCTCTGATGCCAACACGTGTTTTAATTGCGTTAAATTCACCTGTTTGTGCATCAACATAACCGATGTTTGCGGCGTTATCAATGATACCACGTCTTGTACCAGCTGGAGCTAACCAGGGGTAAGCAATCGCATCATTACGTAACATAGTTCTGACCATCATGTGTGAAGCAGGAACTGCAACTAAGTTACCTGATAGGTCATTAGTAATACCTGATGGGTAGAATAGACCCATATAAGTATTTCTTGTGACTAGTCCATCTTCACCAGTTGATGCCGCACTTGCTAAGTTAGTAGCCCATGCTTGAATTTCAGTAGCATCATCTTTTAGTCTTAATGGAGTGTCACCTACAATATATCCTGTCTCACCTCTATCAGAGTTCAACGTAATCATGTTAGGCTGTAACTCAGGATAGTTAGGAGCGGCTTGTAAGTTGAAGAAGTTATCTTCGTCTCTAAGTGCTGTGTTAGTATCAATAGCAGCCTTCATTGCTTGAACAACCATTGCTCTTTGAGCCTTGCGACCCATATAAGGAGCACCGTTTGACTGTAAGCCTGAAGAAGTTACCCACGCATCCTTCTGATTAGGAAGATTGTCATTGGGGAATCTGTCGCTATTAAAATAGTTAACACGATACTGTTTTACGTTATATCCAGAACGTCTTGTGTTGAATAACAACATACCTACGGGATACAATCCATTTTCAGGAGCATCAACATCTAAGTAATCACTTGTTAATAACACGGGAATTGACGCCATTGGATCGTTTGCTGGGTTAGTTGTGCCATTTGTTGCCCAACGTGCATCAGCAAAAACAACACCAGAAGGATTGATTTGATCAGTGTTATCGATCTTAACCCATCTGTCAGTACCGTCGACTTGTTGCCATCTCCAAATAACTGGATAATTTTCTAAGTCTGTTGTATCAATCCAAAGATCACCCCAAACTAATGTAGTACCATCTGACTGCTGACTTGGTTCACTAGCACTGATAATAGGACCAGCTGGGTCAGTGTTGTTGATGATAGTCGGAGAAGGTAGACCATTTTGATCATATCCTTGATTTCCGTATCCGCTCCAACCTGTTGTGGTATTAATCATAATATCACACTGATCTACTGAAGAATAGAACCAGTTAGTTAAGTTGTCTGGAATTGATGTTGGTGCACCTTCATTAGATGTTAATGAGTTAGCGCCTGACGTTGTTAATGAGAATGCTCTCCAGTTTGATAACTGAACTGAGTAAACAGGAGTCGCAACACCTGAGAACCAAGTATAAGCACTTACGTCACCGCCTATACCAACTGCTGTAACTACGACTGTTAAATCGTTTGCAGGTGAAGATCCGCCCATATCAGAGCCAGAGAATGTAATTCTATCACCTACTACGTGACCTGATCCACCGTTTAAAACAACATTTGGATTAAATTGATATCTTTCATAACTGTTAGATACTGCAATATTCAAGCCAACGCCGGCTCCTGTTGATGAAGATTGAGAAACGTTAAATGTAATATCATCAACTGCAGGGCCATATTTACAACCTGCTGTTGAGTTAGCAACAAATCCTGCTTCTGCCCATAGACCACTGCTAGTACCATCTGCTTGAATGTCTCGCATTACAATAGTACCACCAGCAGTATGAGTAATGCTGATAGAACCATCATCATTAACATTTGCTGAAGTGTAAGGAATGTTTGCCGCTGACCATGATGTTACAAAATCAGTTGCATCTGTATTATCATTTAAAAAGAATGTATAATCAGAACTCAAAGTTGAAGAACCTGGAGTTGATACTTGCACGTATGCAGTGTAAGGACCGTTTGTAAAGTCAGGGGCTGTATTAGTTCCTTTGATTACTGTAGGACCAGTTCCAAAACGATACCAGAAATAAAGAGGACCGTCTGCATACTCGCCATTAAAATCATACTGAGTATAAACAGTTCCAGCTGGAATTGCTTGTCCACCTGTTGAGTCTACAGAGTTAATTTGAGTCCAATCTGCGTTTGCAAATGTAGAATTCAATGCTGTATAAGAAGCAGAAATTGAATCATACTGATTAAATGCTGGTACTAAACCGTTTCCTGCTGAACCAACCTTGATCCAAACAGAGCCAGATGGAGCAGGTTCTGCTTGAGTTGATTGCCATAGTGGCTGTTGAGCAGATGTTCCGTAAAATACTTTTGGCTGGAAACCAGTTTGTGTGCCTGCAAAGCCCATATCAGTTAATACAGTACCTGTTTGGTTTGTTACTCTAATATAATATGGTGTTCCACTTTCTTGACCTGTTTGTCCAGAATAGATAGCAAGTTTGTTATCTACTACTTGTGCAAATAGATATTTCCAGTTAAGAGAGTTGATATCTGCGGCAATCTGGCTAACAGTATTGTTAGGAGCGGCTGCAACAGTAATCGTTGCAACGTTTGAGCCATTAACTACTAGATCAAAAGTATCACCTGCTGTTAATGTTGGATTAGCATTATTACCCAGTAGTGCGGGGTGTGCTTTAAACCAGTCTTCACTTCCAATAGAGACCCAAGTGTTAGCAGGTGTCTTATAGAAGTATTGTGGTGCACTAGATGCACTAGGATATTGATAATTTGCAAGAGCAACAACTGCGTAATCACCGATGTTACCTAATGAATTAAGAGGAACACCTCCTGCTAATAAATCAGTATCAGTAATAACTGTAGGATTTTTTGATGTGAACAATCCTGTTGTTTCATTAAATTCGTTAATACCCCAAGTTGAAGTAGTTGTGTCTAACCAATAAGAGTCATCTTGTGGAGCGCCTGTTGGTCGACCTGTAGAACCTACTAAACTTGCTAAGTCAATGTCTGCTCTTAAAACAAACACTTGGTTAGAAATGCCAAGTGCTGAGTAAGCAGCCAATAGACCATACTCATCTAATTCGTAACCCTGAATAGGTGTTCCATTAGATGTAGTATAAAAATAAGGGTTACCATATAGTGTCACCAAATCACGCTGACTTGTAACACGATATAATTTTCCGGCATTTGCGGCAGTTGTGGCTGCGGCTGTGCCTGTACTTGTTGGGTCTGCTTTATCTTGTGCTGTTGCTACTAAGAAAAAGGGAACCGATGCTGGTGCGCCTGGTAAGTATTGACTTTCATCAATAATCGTTACTTCTACGCCGGGTGATGTTAGTGCCATAATATTATTCCTTTTGTATAATTGTGAGGGTTACCCCCTGGGTTAATTCATATTATTATTTATCTCCTTCATAAAAAAATCGATGGTTATTAAAACCTTCGAAGGTATTATAAATACCTATATGTTATCAAGACCTATGTGTAAAGAATGCAACAGACACTTTTGTGCTGTTAATTACATTCGTGAGGGTGTGAGACATTACCGCAGTCTTTGTGACCACTGCGGAAAAAAGAAAAAGAAGTTTAGACGATTATATAGTTGGGAAAAAGCAGGATACCAAAAAAAATCTACATGTGATGTTTGTGGATTTAATTGCGTCTATCCTACACAGATGTTAGTTTATCACATTGACGGTGACTTGACAAATGTAAACTTTACTAATTTACGAACAATATGCTTAAACTGTGTAGAGGTCGTAAAGAAAAAAGACTTTAAATGGAAGCGTGGAGATTTACAAGTTGATTATTGATTTAATCTTGTTGTGCAAATCATCGATTGTTCCGTTGTTATTAATCGTATGATCATAATCTAATCCCACACTACTATATTCACTAGCATGAATACCTAAGTCGGTCAATCTTGCCAATGCTTGTGGATCACCATAATAGTTATAACCAACAGCATCAACTAGCCATTCGGGCTTTTCACCGCGTTCTATTCTAATTGTTATGCCACCTGCATTTTTAATTGCATCTAGTTCATTTTTAAATCTACAATCAGTGATAACAATGTTATCTCCTGATCGTCTGATTTGATTTTCTACTGAGGCTACCCAAATATCGTTGTGAAAGTTTTTTCTACAAACTTCAGTTCCCCAGACTTGAAGAATCCAACGAGGAGTCAAATGTGGGAGTCCCAGCCTTTCCGCCCACCATTCGTCCACCTGCTCTCTCCATGCTCTGCTACTTTGGGTAGTGCCCTCTAGTAATTCTCTGTCCCAGCCGAACACTGCGGCAACAGTGTCTTTTAGTGTACCTGCATAACTTAGTTTTTTGAATCCGTGAAATCTGATTAGATAATCTGCGGCAGTGTCTTTACCACTCGCAATAAGCCCGGTGATGCCAATAATCATTCGGTTTGCCTCATTCATAAAACTTGATTATATAACAGTGACAAGCCGAAGTCAACTACTTTGGTTACCAACCTGGCTTCGACATGATCCAATCTGATTGGGGTGAATTGAGAGGTTGATTCCAAGGCGCAGGAATCGAAAATAATCGTAAGAATTTTACTTTGTCTACGTGTTTTAAGACAGGACAACATTGGTATAATTCATTCCAATGTTCTTTTATAACATATTTATGGTGTTCATAATTATATTCAATATCTTTTTCTATACCTGGTGCATAACTAGATGAATGATCTAAAAACGTAGTTATACGAGTGTGGGCTATATTGATATGTTCTGCTACTGACAAGTGATCGTCAGCATCTATCATTTTAGGACGAAGTGTATATTTTCTAAATGTTTTATATCCTAACCTTTCAAGTGATTTTTCTTGCAAATCATTGTAACTGATTCCAATAAAAGGTTTTTTCGTTGCAATTGCTTTCCATGTTTTTTCTGTAGTAGGGTAACTATTATTTTCCCAATATTGTCTACGAGATATTCCTCCGTCACCTTGAAAACTTTCTGTTTCTAGTGGATGTTTAAACCAAGTTTCAGGCATTACAATCAATGTGGCTTTATTCCAATCTTTAGGAAAACAATAAGTTGCTAAATCAAACTGGTGTATTCCTTTTAATGCGAGTTCACCGAACATGTCATCTGGCATCTCTCTTTTTAGTTTGTGATACAAGTCTGCTAGTTCAGTAAACGACAATCCTAAATTAAAAACTTCTTTAAATATTTTCTCTAGCCAAGAATTACCCGGGGAATCTGAAATTGTTAACGGATCATATCCCTCTTGGGTTTGAAGAACCGTGGTCAAAGAATAATTCAGTCTGTCTAAATCGTTTTCTATATAAAATTTGTAAAGTAAAGGAAATTTGTGTGGTCGAGTAGATACATCTCCTATTAACCACAACGCCTTTTTATCGTTAAGACTATCTATCCATTTAGCACCAGAATCTAAACCAATGCTATACCTTTCCATAACATCTGGATCTGAACGTAAAAGAAAATATTCCATATAACGTCCATATACAGGATAATGATCGGGCAATTCATCAAAATCAATTCGTGCACCTACATAAAAAACATGAATCGTTTCTAATTTAGGAAAAAACTTTGAATCGTGCAAATAATTTATAGTGTCACGCATCCATTCTGTATAGTTATAACCTATTTGAGGTTCGTACAACATAAAACCAAAGATTAAGTGTTTTATTTCAGCAGGGTTTGTTTTTGGTACGGACTCAGATGATGTGTTGCCGCGATATGGTTGGATATTGTTTGGCGTGTTACCGCATTGCACTCCTATAAACCAAATGTCATTGGTAAATTGGAAACTGTCAACAGCCATGTAGTAAATTTATCCTTGAATCCAAGTAAGTGGTTGTGAGTAATCTACGTAGTCTCTTAGGTCTTTGAACAGTCTTTCTTGTTCTTGTTTACCTTCAGACTTCATAGCGGCTCCGTTTAGTGCAGTACCGCCACTTGGGCCAGCAATCGTAGAGAATTTTTCACGTGCTTCACCAATGATAGTTTTTAGTGTTGCTAGTGTGAAATCGTATATCCAAGGCGAGATACCTGGGTCTTGTAGTAATGATGTTTCTGGACGTAAGATGTCAGCCCAAATAAGAACTTGTTCACCTGAGCCTTTAAAGTCTCTAACAAATCTAATTGTTTTGGTGACAGGGTCAAACGTGTAGATAACAAATCCACCAAACATTCTTGCGGCTAATTCTACGTAACCTGCATAGAAATCGTAGGTTGCTAGACCACCTGCATAGTTATAGTTTAACAAATAAGTGTTTAAGATTGCAGATGAGAATGGGTCAAATGAGGATGCGGCTGGGCCTGTTTCTAGACCAATTGTACGTCTAAAACATTGTCTTACGTTAATGAACTCGCTGGGTAATGTGTAAGCATCTTTGTCTTTTTCAATCGTTAACAACGTATAACTTTCTTGCACTGAATTTTCAGCACGTTGTCTGTACGTTTTAATTGTGTAAATATAGGCTTGTTCGTAATGCTCTGGATCTAGTTCCAAATCAATAATCCCGTCACCTAATCTAAAGCGTAGGTTATCGAACATCTCCTCTTTGAGTTGTTCTAAATTTAAATTGTTTGGCACTGCCAAGTCATTAGACGCCATAATTGTTCCTCTTGATATAGTATTTATCAGGAACTACGTTTCTTTAGATTCTTTGGAACATACATTAATTCTTTTTCTACTTCTTTGATTCCCAGTGACACAGTATTAACAAACACTGAAGGAAATATTCCGTGTATAATACCTGCAAATCCTAATTTAAATAATTTTAGTGACGCTTTAATAACTCTTACCAAGTGTGTCCAATAACCCACACCTTGTTCTTCTAAATGATTCATACATTTGCCTTTTTAAAATAGTTGTATAAGTCTTCTGCGTGTAAACGATGAGCCTCTTCTCCATAATGCCCATATTGTGCTAACGGGCTATCCATACCCTTATCTTTGAATTTTTCATAAAATGCATAATTGTAGTTATCCCGAAATTCATAAAAATGTTTAGTATCTACTTGTCTTATCAAACGACTAGTCCATTCTTTGTATTCCGGCGTGTGTAGATAGCCTGCACTAGACATAAAATATCTGTAGTTGTTTGCTTTACAAAACCATTGCAATTGCAAAACTAAGTTTAACGAATAAATTTGACAAAACGTTTCATTTTCTACCATGAATCGTTGCATCAAATCTGTAAACGGTCTTTCTCTTACTGAGTGTCCCCTGTACCCCGGGTTTACCCTGACGTATTTTTCTCTGATCAAAGCCCAAGAAGCAGATGTATTTGTGTCCCCATCAAATTCAAAAGGTACGGGTGCTTCTAATCTACAACACTCTGTCCAGTTAACCATTACTGCAAAGTCGTTGGCTTTATTGTTAACTAAATTTTTGTGTTCATCAAAATAACTAGTAACTGTTCTTGCAATATGGGTATTTGTTGCGCCCGGTATAGCAAGATTGATTGGAATGTATCCCAGTTTTTCTGCAAAACGATTTGCGAAACTTTTTGATCTATTGTATTCGCTGTCCATGGTACCATCTATCTCGGCGCCTGCGGTATGTGAGCAACCGCCAATTACCATATAACTTGCCATAAATTAAAATGCCCTAAGTATAATCATGCTGTCGTTAAAACGACCTTTAGGCTGTACACCAACTGCTTTGATTTTGTCAAAGAATTGTCTTGCGGCTGGTTTACTTCCCATAATCTGCGGAATTTGTTCAGCAGGTTTACGTAGTGTTTTAATTTGACTTGCGGCAAGATCAAATCCGCACAACGTATTGCCTTTTACGAACAACGCTCCTCCCAATGAATCTGCTACATAATGGTGCAGTTTACGTTTTGCAGAGTCGTATACCCAAGCCTCTTTTTTATCATGTAAGTCTTTAGGATGCAACCCTTCTAATTCTAGTTTATTTGGTTCGTCTATAAATTTACGTTGATGTTTTAGTTTAGAAACTAACTTTTCAACAGACACAGGCTTACGTTTACGTTTGGCTCTGCTTTGCAGTTTAAGAACACCATACGAGTTGATAGCACTTTGCACCTTTTCATAAAAATTAACAATATTCTTAATTTGAGTCTTATTAAAGTTACTGTATGCTTCTACTAACTGCTCATCTTTCCCCGTTAAAACTTCTTTAAATTCGCCTTTTTCGTTTTCGTATATACCTGATAACGTATTAGTATGTTGTGCTAAAATATTATATTCATTGAGAATTTTAAGTACGTCTGATGTAGGATCAACATTTCCTTTTGCATCTGCGGTGTGAATGTACTCATCTATTAGGCCATCGATGTACCCACCTGCTTCATACATTTTTTCTATCATAATTTCTTGTATAGATTTACGTGCAGGTTTCTTAACGCCTTCTTCATCGTCTTCTTCTTTATTTTTAGAATTTTCTTCGTGCCATTCTTTCATCTTGGCAACGACACGGGTTTCGATAAAGTTTTTTTCTGAGTCTGACATAACCCAGCCCCTTGACAAGGCAAGCCTTGATAGCGAGCCAGAAGTTGTGCAAACGATAGAATCTGGACACTTCATCAATAATTTGGCTTCGTCTTTTCTATCCCAACTAATTAACAATTGGGCAGTAAAGTCTTTTGCCATTTTGTGGTCCATAATATGAGTGTACCAGTTTAAGGCTCTGCCGACTTGTGAATTTCGTTGTTCCGGGAGAATTTCCTTTTCTCTGAAGTCTGGCTCTTTGCCGTAATGCTGTTCGTCCAAATCACTTAGGTGCAACTCGCTTGGGTCTTTAGTTCGCCGACCACTAGTAGTTGCTCTAATTACTTTGCGTTTACGTGTTGCCATTACTACTCCAAAAGATGACGACTGAATTATCAGTTACATGAAACAATTTATCAGTCATTCTAACACCTAAAAAATTATTTGCAAGCCTTTGCTTACCCAATCGCAAAAATGAGCGAGGCCGCCCTTACGATAAATATATATATGCCAAGACTATCATTATACAGACCAGAGAAACAAAACGACTATCGATTTTTGGATAGAACAATATCCGAACAATTTACAGTGGGCGGAACTGATCTATATATTCACAAATATTTAGGTCCGCAAGATAACGGTCCCTCAGCAGATTTTACGCAACCACAATACAATACGTTAGACCCTCTGAACATACAAGATTTGTTGTTTTTGGAAAACAGAGATCGTAAGTATGCAAAAGACATTTATCGTCTAAGAGGACATTATAACGTTCAAAACTTGGACTTTGATTTAAGTCAGTTTGGATTGTTCTTAAGTAATGACACTATATTCATTACCGTACACTATAATGATATGATTGATGTTGTGGGAAGAAAATTAATGGTAGGAGATGTAATCGAACTACCTCACTTAATGGATTACAATCCTCTCAATGAAGAATTCCCTACAGCACTAAAAAGGTTTTATCAAATTACTGATGCAAACTATGCCAGTGAAGGTTTTGCTATTGATTGGTATCCCCACTTATGGAGAATCAAGTGTGAGCCTCTAGTTGATAGCCAAGAATTTAGTAACATTCTTAAAGAACCAGTCAACCAAGACAATTACTTAGGTGATTGGGATAAACTAAAAGTTTATCCACCTGGATACGTTGTATCATTTGGTGACAAGAATTACGTTTCTTTGCAAGAAGTACCGGCAGGCATAAAACCCGGTGCTACTGATCCTGATCCCTATTGGACATTAGATACCAAAGAAAATCTTAAAGATATATTAGGTCGTTATAACAAAAACATTGAAATTAACGACAAGAATTTAGAAGAAGCAAAACGCATTGTACCAAAAGCAGGTTACGATACTTCAGACTTATACGTAGTACCCGGATACGGCATCTATGAAGCGAACGGTGTTCCTTCTAACAAACTAAATCAACCTGCACCTCCAACTGACATTCGTACTTGGATGCCCGGTAATCAAGCATTAACAACTACCGGACAAGTTATTACAATGCGTAGCAAAGAATATCGGTATGAATCTTCTGGCATTAAGATTTCTAAATCTACAATGGAATTTATACAACAAAAGATGGGCGACACAGTAAGTGTTGATTCATTAATTGACAAGTTTGTACAAGCCAGTCTATCAATGACTACAGAATCACCAGAAATGAGTAGAACTGGCTCTGGCGCATTAGAAGGTACTAAAGTTTTATCAGTACAAATTACAGGTCCAGTAACTGGTCCTTATGGTACTGCTGATAATACGTATGCTACAGCAGACCAAGATCCAACAGCCGCAGGCTTTACTGGCACTGAACCATATGGTCCAAACACTATGGACTATCGTGCAGACTGTGATCCTAGATTCCAGTACATTGCACGTTCAACACCAAGAGACTTTGGTTATACAACAGGATATTTAACAGGTGAAGGTACTCCACCAAATGGATTGCCTTCGGGTGCAGGGATTGCTTTCCCCACAAGTCCTCAAGTTGGAGATTACTTTTTACGCATAGATTATTCTCCTAACGTTTTGTATAGATGGAACGGTCAGTTGTGGTTACGTGTAGGCGAAGATGTAAGAACATCTACCGGTTACACAAGTGAGGACACATCGCAACTTTCAGGATTTATTAATAATGAGGATCAAATCTATGTAAATAGTCAAGAGGAAGAGATCCCATCAGCACAACCTCTATCGTCTATGTTAGAGATTGCTCCTGATCCGATACCTCCGGAAGAGTAATTAAATGGCACAATATTTTTACGACAATCAAATACGCAGATTCTTACTGCAATTTGCAAAAATCTTTAGTAACTGGTATGTAACTAAAGGCAATGATCCCAACGGTAATCCTATAATGGTTAGAGTACCTATTCAATATGGAGATTCCAGTAGACAAGCATCAACTATTATTGCAAACAACTCTGCAAGTAACATGCCAAGTGCTCCTCTTATTACATATTTTATTAACGGTTTAGAATACGATCAGAAACGCACACAAGAACCGTATTTTATTGAAAAGCAACAAATAAGACAACGTGAATATAACCAAGAATCAGCCTCGTATGAGCAGACACAAGGACAAGCATTTACTGTTGAAAAATTAATGCCAGTACCCTACACACTGCGTATTCAAGTTGACTTTTGGACAACTAACTATCAACAAAAACTAGAATTGATAGAACAGTTAGGCACATTATTCAATCCGTCATTAGAAATTCAAAGCACGGATAACTTTGTTGATTGGACATCATTAACTGTTGTGTATCAGGATGGCTTAACATTCTCATCACGTAGTATCCCACAAGGTACAGGCAATCCTATCGATGTTATGTCTTGGAAGTTTTATATTCCTATCTGGTTGACTACTTCTGCTAAACTTAGAAAGTATGGTGTTATTCACAAAATTATTACTTCAATTTTTGAAGGTAGTACTTTGCAAGACATGCAAGATGATGATTTGCTGTTAGGTACTAGACAAAAGATTTCTCCATATGGATATAAATTATTATATATAGGCAACTCCCTACAACTATTACCGCAACGAGAAACAGAGACACCTAATAATTTTTCATTAAATCAACCTACTAATCCTGATACTGATTTGTATTGGACATCGTTACTAAACATGTATGGTGCTTACAAACCGGGCATTTCTCAAATATGGCTAGAAAATCCATATATGGAAAATGAAATT